GGCTTAAATTAAAAATTACTTAGTTTATTTAGTTGTATTTGTAATGGTAATATTTTTTCTAAATCGGATATGTTAAATATACCCTTGCTTGTCACTACTACATGAATCTCCTTCTTACACTTCGGACATATCTTCTTAACCTCTCCATTAGCTTCTAGGAGAAGTTTACCGCATTCGCATCTTATCTCTGTCATATATCCTCCTAGATAGTTATGATTATTTTATTCTTCAATGATTTTTACCCCATAAGCTTCAGCAACTGCATGTTCTATTTTGCATCCCCTTGCTAACTCCCAATTATGTACAAAATATACCGCATCACACAAGCTCATGTTTTCCAATGATTTTGCAAGAAAACAAATTGGTATTTGCACAACACCTCGATTTTTCATATTCTCTTTACTGTACCATTCATCAGTAAATAATGTATTTACTACTTCATATCCCATTGAGGTTAATGCTTCTATTGCCTTATTTCTTGTATTAACTATCTGTTCATCACTAAAACCTGCCATTGGCTGGCTTAACATTGCCTTCATTAAATAATCCTCCTATTCACCTATATATTTTTTATAATTATACAATCCCTTGCTGGTCTTAAATTGCTCTTCTGCTGGCTTTGTTTCTTCCGGCTTGTATTGAATCGAATCAACATATTCTCGCTCTGTATAGCCAGCGTGGTAACCTAAAGCCATGCTTGCTATGCCTATTATTGCCCCTGATATCATTCCCATCACCATATAAAATCAACTCCCTTGTAATGCTTTAATTTACCAGACAACATTAGTAATAAATTGTCGAAATCTCTATTATTTAATATATCTTCTACTACGCCTTTACCATACAATAATATAGCTTTTTGAATATATACCTCTGCTATATCTGTTAGATTTTCAGCTACCATGATTTAACCCCTTTCGAAATATATTGTTTCATATGATACTTGGATATTCTTCCGGCTTGCACCATGTCCTCTAGTTCAGACTCAGTGTAGAATCCTTGTATTTCTTTTATCTCTTTTTGTAGCTCATATGTCTGCTGTGATCTAATTTGATTGGCTATCATATCGCTAAATAATAAATCATCATGCTTGCCTATCTGTGCATCTGGTCGCATATTTTTATCGTAGACAAATGTTAAGCACTCTCTTAGCATTTCAATGTCGGTAAACAACTCTGTGTTATCTCTAATTAGTACCATTTCTTTGCTGATTATCATTGGTCTAGTATTGCCATCCGTCTTGAATCCTGTCTTTTTTTGGTACGGCTCGCCTATGCTATCCACTGTTTGTCTAGTATATTGATTAACATAGCCCAATCTATCAAGTTCTTTGACTGGATATAAGTCAAAATTTATCTCTATTCCTATCAATGCATCATTATAATACTTACCTAAACAATACATCTGATGCGTGTAGGTATCAGGGTCTATATTTTCATGGAGTGTTGCCACTCTTACGCCTGTTGCATTGTTGATTACAGTACCAGCAAACTTGTCTGACCCCTCACCCTTGGTGTCCCCACCTATTACATAAGGATATCTTGACCACACATCAGAGTACATTGCTATATATCCATTGGCGTTCTCGGCAAATTCTATTGTGTCATCTTTTATCCTATCCTTTGTATCAGGGTCATTCCATTCGAACGAAAAATACCCCCTTTTTGGAGGTCGATTTTCGTAATCTTGCCGTAAATGTTCAATTCTTCTGTGGATTATGTCATTGTCAAACACAGGAGTACCTGAAAATAAAAATGCTTCTTCAGGTGTTGTAGGATTCTCTTGTTTCATAAGATTTATATCGTTGTTCTTGGATTTAAGTTTATTTCTCCACCAGTTAATTCTTTCTAGTGATATTTTCATATCATTCAGCAGATACTTTTCGTAGTCGGACATTGTTTGGATAAATAATATTTTTTCATTATCGTCCTTGAACTCTGTTATATATTCGCAGTGTTTTTGCCATGGGAAAAATAAAGGGGTCCATATACTTTTTCCTGCAACTGCATCATCCCAGATTGTCTTAAAGTCGTTATAGCCAAATGCTGTAGACTCTATTATTACCTCTGTCCCTGCTACATCTGGTATGGCATCCATGATACCGCTAAGCTGATTGGCTGGGCTTTTATCGTCCTTACCTTCCCACAATCCGAACTCGGATAAATGGGCATAATTAAATGTATCAGATCGTCCTATGCCAGCACTACCAGCCGTCTGTATCCTTAGCTTACTATTTAATCCTTTTTTGTCTCCATTATAATTACTTGGAGTATCAAATATTAATTCCTTGGCATTACTGGCCTTTTTCATCGGCTTTATATTGTCCGGTAAGTTGTCGTACATGTACTTGGCTTTTTCGAAGATTGCTGTTGTGCTGTCATCCCTATGCGCTACTACTAAGCCATTTACATTTTCTCGGGTGGCTGCTGCATACATCATTCGTCCCTGGAAAAATGTCGAGACTCCCTCTTGTCTTGCCTTAAGAATTATTAGCCTTACCGGATCACCCTTAGAATTTTTATCCTCTATTATATTGTTAATTTCTTGTTGTACCGTGTTAAGTTTTAGAGGACATTGCTTTTTTTCTTTACTTACTATCTTAAGATAGGCATAAGAAAAGGCACTGTAACTTGCCAGTGCCTTGCTTTTAGTATAATACTCTAACCTATTAGCCATCATCTGTAGGCTCATTTTATCACCTGCTTGCGTTTGCTTTTTTGTTACATTTTTTAGGTATATATTTGCACTTTTTGTTTGTTGCTTTGCATATACTGCCCGTGACGTAGAGTGGACAACCGTTGCGGTTTATTAAGCTCATGTATATCACCTCTATTTAGTCTCATATGTAGAGTTATCTTTTGTAGCGATCTCCCAATCATCTGCAATAATACCAGACAATGTAAATATAATATCCTCTGTATCTTTTATATCGACAACTTTGCTATCTTTACAGTGCATATTAACTTTACCATATTTATATTGCCAGTAGCCTGCCCATATTTTACGCTTGATCGGTGTACCTGCTGTAAAATCTGCAAATAAATCTTTAAATAACATATCTACCCACTCCTTATAATCAAACTAATTTAGTATTATCTATTGCTTTGGCTCAACGGTTTTTTTGCACCTGTAACAGTCATTAATGATGTATCTTGATTTGCTTTTGCTCTCTACTAAAAAACCATCCGATGTACTAAATGCACTTACGGCTGTGCAATCTCCATTTTTATGCAGTATACATTTAGTATTTGTACAGTTAGTCATATTATTTATCCCCCTTTTATAATAAATATAATTATGTAAACAATTTCAGGTCTTCAGCTCGTGGACAACTATCATTTTTATTATACCACAAATCCTGTAACCCTTGCAATAACTGCATTGTTATTTTATTGCGATTGGTTTACCATAATACTTATTTATCCTTCAACCTCTCTGCTGCCCTCATTAATATGTCATTGCCCTGCTGCACTATTGCCTTTTCATCCGTTGTCAGCGTGTCCGTTATGGCTTGCATTTGGGATTCGTCATAGTTGTGGTTTTCAACTTTCGCATCTATCTTATTGTCTACGTGCGTCTGATCTCTCCACTTCTCAGGTTGTCTATTCTTTAGCCAAAATATAGCTGCAGTTGCATCTGGTGGATAATGCTTAATATATGTTTCTCTGTCTGTAATTTGTCCTTGAAATGTCGCAAATTGCGTGTCCTCATGTTCATATCCCTTTGCCTTATGAAACAGTTTTGAAGCTATAACTGCGTCTGCTTCTGCCTTTCCGCTTTTTAAGGAGTCGGAAAACTCTGGATGTTTCTTTTTCCACTCATTTATAGTGTCTACATTAACGTCAAAGAATCCTGCTAAGTCTTTATCGGTAGCACCTAGCAGACAATAATTATAGGCTTGCTCCGTATATTCAGTTTTATATGATGATGGTCTGCCACCTTTATTCTTATCTGCCACGCTATCACTTCCTTTTACTCAAATCTAATTGTTCTCTTACATTATCTATCATTTCTAACTGCTGTATAATACTTTCATGATTACAAAATTGTACCCACATCTCTAGAGGTAAGCATATTTCCTCTTTGCATATATCAGCTTTATTACATATATTACATATACTGTGATTTTCTATATTTTTATTTTTGTCGAATATTATAACATTCACGCTGTTTACTACCTCCTGTACGCCTCATACGGCGACTTTTATTACCTTGCCTGTATAGTTTAACCTTGCTGTTTTGGTAGGGACATTGATGTCCTTACCTGATTATATATAACAAAAAAGACCCTTTTACAGGTCCTTAAGCTTGCTCATTATATTTGTACTTGCATCTAAATTTATTATTAATCTTATGTATTCGCTTACGTTTAATCCAAGTTGTCTTGCTTGTTGCTCTGCTTTTTCTTTGTCTTCCGCGCTTAGCCTTAGTGCTAATGTTTCATTAATCTTGCTCATATTACGACTCATATTCTACAATAGTACTCATATCTTTTGTTTCCAAATATCTAAATAAATTTAGTGGTTGCATAAATAATTCTCTATCTTTACCTAAAAACGAAAAATGATTTTGCCTAAGATTATTTATTAATTTTTGCTTTTTCTCATCCTGGTATGATACTTTATGCCCTTTTGCATCTGTCTTGCTTTGTATTCCATTCTTTTCATTTTCCATTGTTATTACATAGTCTATTGCTATTGTAATTGCTTCTTTTAATGTTATTTTATCCATAATATACCCCCATTGTGCGGAGCCTTATATCTCCTGTCCACAATCTAAATATACCATATATGTTTTGCCATTGCAATACTTTTATTAATATTTATCCAAATTATTTTTGCTTACCTAATATAAGCATATTTTTCTGTATCAGGCTTTACATCTGCAATGCCGTAAACTTTTCTTTATACCATTCTAATTTCTTTTCCAGTTCAGACTTTTCTAGTTTTACTTCGATCTCTGCGTTTAGGCTTACAAATCTTACATACTCAGCTATGCTCATGTTGTATTGTTTGGCTCGTCTGGATATTTCTTCGTGCTGCTCTTTACTACATACAAAGTTTATTTGCGGTGTTTTATAGGATGGCATTTTAATCCACCTCTACATTGCTGTATGGTTCTGTCCCAATCCAAGTAAAACGACTTTCATAATAAAATATACCACATTGTGATGTTGCTTTTTCGTTGCTTTCTGCCTCGACAACATTCCAACCTTTACGATTTGTTACTGTGTCAATATAGTGTACTGCAAATAGTCTCTTCCCCATATTATTATCCCCCTCTTAATTTATTATCTTAATACTAGTATAATACCAGTACATTCTATTGTCAACAAATATTTTTAAGGGGGGATAAGCTCCGCAAATAAGCAGAGCCATCTAAGTATGTGATGTGCCAATCTAGTCCGCATTGTTAAGAGGCGTATTGGCATCTATTTGCTTTACGTATATGCACTCACCGCTAGTCTTTACGGTATTTAATTACCCTCTGGCACCGTACCCAGCACACAACAAAAATAGCCCCGGGAGATTGGGGCTATTATAATCATAATAAAAAGCCTAATATTTGTACTAGGCTTTTTATTTATAGTATTCATCACCGATTTTTTCAAGGCTCGGTGTAACCGTTTGTTTATTACATAGTTGGGGATGCACCCTATTGCAGGAAGGCGTTCAGGAAAACGCTTTTCGCCCCGTCAGGCTATCCTGCATTAATATTTAATTCTTTATAATACTATTATAATGGATCCTTAGTCCTATTTAGTCCGATATTTCAAAATTTCTTTTCTTACTCCTGCAAGGCTTTCAGCTTGTGCTAAAAAATACTTGTAAAAACATGTTGACTTTATACCCGTTTGGGTATACTATTAGTACATGGACAGCAACACTAATAAAAAATGGAGGTATGAAAATGTTAGATTTAATTAAATCAGAAGAACAGCACGGATATTGCAGGGATATTTACAGAGACAAAAACACCAATATGCTTTATTGTAGACATTTAAACAACAGATACGCAAAGGGAGTATATGTAAATCACTGGAACACCTTTACAGGCGAGCCGGATTGTCCCTTGAAAGATGGAACCCATATAAAAATAGACAACAACTTATTTATTATTAAAAGATACGAGTTTACAGATTGGGCAATTGAAAAGGAGATAATATAAATGTATTACAAGTTAAATAAAAAACGCTTCCAGCAGTTTTGCGACAACCTGAAAGCGTTCGGCGTCCTAGCACTAATCGTCACACTCTTGCAAGTAGGCGGATACATAGAACACTTATTATAATATCATATTACCCTGAGGGGTTCAACTCCCCTCGTTGCAATCTAAAGCATATAGGACTATAGATCTATCTTTATGAAATACTATTGACGTTATACCCGTGCTGGTATATAATAAGATTATAGCAAAAGTGGTCGGACACAAAAAGGTGTCGCACTATGGAGGATATTATTATGAGCAACAATACTTATAAAGTAATTTTACACAACGAACAGGGAGCAGTTTTGGAAGATGAAATTTGTGGCACAGTCGAAGATGTAAAAGATTTATATAACAGCTATTCAGACCCCGAAAATATAACAATAACAGTTTATGAAGGTAATAGCGAAGACGGAAGAGAAGAAGTAAGCCGAGAATGGTATTTTGAAAATGAAATTTTAGAAGAAGAAGATACTAACGTATAAGGGAGGGATAAACAATGTCAGACACAAACCACACAGACGAAAAGCAATTACACATATGGCTGGACGAAAAATTACTAGATAAACTTGATGAGGCATTAAAGCAAAATGGATATAAAAACAGGGCTGATTTCATCAGGGAAAAAGTTAGAGAGTTGATAAATAAAGCGAGCCGCTAAGCTCGCTTTTCCTTTTTGTTGAGTCTTTTTATCCTTGCTATTGCCTTATTATGTATCTCAAAACAGTATCCTCGGCTATAGTGCATCTTGGCAGGTATCCAGTCCCATCTCATGCGGTCAAAATACCTCAATTCTAGCACTCTTTTCTCGTCATTGTCTAATATCATCCATGCGCTGTTTATCTCTTGTTGTATGTCCATATACTCGTTAATCTGATCTATAATGTCTAACACTTGCTCGCCATATCTGTCTACTAATTGTACTACTGCTGTCAATACTGGATTTCCTGTTTCGCTATTTTTTGGCATGTCAGATAAGTGTTGAGCTTGCAGCATATCTCTTGTTTCGTCCTTGCGGTTAATTATATCATTAATTTCTGCATTTAATTTTTGTATTTCTTGCGGTATATCTGGGTATAAAATTAACTTTTGCTCTATAGTCATATCTACCCCCTATTATCATTGGTTTACATTGCTTTTTCTTCCCTTATTTCATTTTCTAGTAGCCTTATCTCTATTTTTATACAATTTAATTTTTCCAAAAAGCATTGGTAGTCTGATTTATAGCAATCTCTTTTAAATCTTTTCTTCGCAACTGCTTCGTCCCCTTTCGCCAAGTCTGTCGTGCTAGTCCATGCTGTTTTATCTTCCTCATGCAGTCTAAATACTTCTTTTCTGTATGATGTTTTGTACTCATATTCCGCTTGTGCTAGGAGTCTTCCTGTATGCTTCATGGCATTTACGCAGTCTATTAGCTGTAATCTTTGGTCTCGCATAGCTTTGATTAGGTCTTGCCCGCTGTCTGGCATACTCTTATTCCTCCCTATTATCTATATAGCTTTGATACCCGGCTAACCACATCTTTGCATTGCTTATAGCTTCTTTTTCTCCATCTACTAATGCTTTTATTAAGTCTGCTGTGTTTAACAAGCAGTCTAACGCTATTTTATTTAGCTCTTGTGCTTTTTCTAGCTCGGTTTGTATATACATTGCCACATTTATCCCCTCTCTAAATATCTCAATATTTCTTCTGCTGCAGCTTCCCAACCCATACACACTACCGACAAGTACCCTTGTGCCATAGTTGATTCTATCCACCACTTCTGACGGTCGCTTAGTTTTCCACCTCTTACTTTTAGCTCTATATATAGCCCATAATATCCATTGTTGGCAACTGGCAAAAATATATCTGATACGCCTGCTTTTACTCCTTCAGCTT